GAAGTTAGGAAAAATTGAAAATTTAAATAATTTACTGTTAAAGCTTATACTATCAAATCTTTCTATTCTTAAATTAAATTTTATTCTTGTTAATCTTAAATAATTTAATTGTCTTAATATTAATAATCAAAGTCACTAATTATAGCTGCATCATCACTAGAACAAGCTGTCTGAATAAAGATGTCACCATAAATTTGTTAATTTTACAAATAAAGCTGTATATTTATACATGAGACTTCTTCAAAATGTTTAAGAACAAGAGAATGATATAAACTGGAGCACTCATGAAATATTCCTTATCCCATGTGAAATCTTCCTACTTTACCTAGAACTGAGTAAAAGGCATCTATTTAAGGAAACAAGTCAAAAATATGCAATGGCATTTCGAATACTTTAAATTCACTTAGATAACAGAAAAGTTGTGAGACATAAGATTCTGAAGTATAATTTTATATAGCTGTGAACATTAAACCGAATGTAGATGTATTGAAATTGGGTCCCCATCTCGTTTGATCAACTGTAAAGAACAAGTTTATAGCTCTTTCAAAGGAAGAATTTAACTTACTAGATAACAATTCTAATTTATTACTTTTAGAAGTGAGGTTATTGTCTAACTACTTTCCTAGTTCCCTGGCAAATCGTTCTGTGATTACTTAAAATATTCTCATGACAGATGATAATATCGAGATTTCCCTATTACTGCCAACTTGATTCTTGTCAAACATTCTCATACTTAGATCTAACTAATCAATTATCATTAGTATCTTTAAATAAATATCAGATATAGATGTAGAACTAAAAATTTGCATTAAACTATTTACAGTGACCATGGATATATTATCTTCTGAATTAGTACTATCTAAACTTGCTTTAGAAGTCATTATTTAAGTGATTCTTGGAACTGTTCCTTGTACCATTTTATAATTAAAATTTTACTTTTTAATTTAATAATCAATCATTAAAATTGTGCATGGAGAGAATGTAAATCTAAAGTCTGTATTTTAAGCTACTTAATCTATTAGTTCAAAATGTTTAATATATGATTCTTAACTTGGTTATTCTTAAATCATCATTTCAAAATTTGAATATATCTTCTTAATCTGTTATTCTTACTATTTAAATAGATCCATCTCTAAATTCATATCTTAAATTACATCTTTTAAATGTTTATTAGCACCATAAGTCTCTTTCGGACATAAATTTATAATGAAACATTCGTAACCAATAAGTGAAAAAGGTAAATTGAAAAGTATTGTTCTATTCAGTATACTTGATTTAGTGTTCTTATTAACAGATTATTGGTAAATGAATAATTTTTGATATAACTATCTACACATTAAAATTAGCGAAAATTTGGACTTAATCTTTAAATCTAACTCTTTTAAGAATTTATTTGAAACTGTTAATATATCAGGATTACCCATGCATATTGTTGATGTTAAATATCTAAATATCTTTAAAACTTTTGAAAGTCCCCAAGAGTTCTCTATAAGTATTCTACCATAAAGTTAAACTATTTATATGAACCTTTTATCTTCTACTATTTTACTTTAATCTATTACACTTTACCTTACTTAAGTTACTTATTTCTAATAATCATTGTAAAAGCCTACTGTCAAACTTAAAAATCTTAAATGACCAATTAAATAATTTTAAACATCAGATAATCTCCATTTCTCTGTCCTAGTAACTTAGTCCTCGTATAAATATGAAATGTAAACTACACCTTTATCTTTTTACAGTACAAGTCCGCTAGTTATAAAATTTGCCTTTATATCTTTATCTTAATAATGATTAACTTCTATTACTTACTTATCTCTATGATTATATAAGACTGCTACAGCTATTCTTGCTCTAAATCTAAGCTCATGATAATCTCTACAAGTTTCAAGAAAGCTAATTATAGATGGAAGTTTCAAATGTTACAGTAAATAGTAATGATCTATATCTATCCTAAGCTTATATTTCAAAGTTAAATCTTCTTATTTCAAATAATTAAAGTAATTCATCCTATTTTAAACATTCAATTTGTGATCGGATATTTTTGGTTTTTCACTATATATTTTATCATCTTATTATAAATTAAGTCTCCTTTTTAATTTTTCTATTAACACACTCACCTTTTAAGAATCTAAATCTTTGAGTATGCCTTAATAATGCTGCAACATTGTACTTTGATATTTTTACTTTATCATTTTATTTTCTTAATTTAAATTAATTTCCTATTAAACTTCTTAAATAGTAACATGTTAATCTACTCTTTGAAAGAGTTTATTTGAATTTTTACCTTTGTCATTATGAATTTATTAATTATCATCTTCTCTATGAATGTTTAAAATATTATCATTTACTGAATAAACTATATCTCCTTTTTCTTGATCATTGTAATTGAAGCCATCTAAATTTTTCATAGGATAACTGAATTGGATTTATTTTGAACCTATTATAGTCTCCAGTTTCTTCTTAAATTCTTAATAGAAATTTTTTAAATTTAAAAACGCTTAATTTTCAGGAGATATCTG